ACTTCTAATTGTGGCCTCGGCACCGCCCGCGAGGACGCGGCGGAGACCGAATACCATTCCATCAAGCCAGCTCATAGTCCAGTCCTCAGTCGCACAGCCGAAAAGGAGAAAGAAGTACCTATGTGAATTGTGCTACCGCCCCCGGTGTTCACGCGCCCTTGCAGCAGAAACTGCGTGGTCCCAGCCGTGGTCACGATGAACAGCGTGTTAAGGGCCTCGGTCTGATTCACGGGCCCGTTCGTGATGATGTACGCGCCGACCGGGTGGCTAACGATGTTCGTGCCCCCGGCGTCCTGTGTCACCTGGACCCTCAATTGGGCCCCGGACGCGTCATCAGTGACGAAATACGTGGTCAGTTGGAGGATGAAAATATCCCCGACCTCGCAACCGGCCATGTTAATAACGGCCTCCCCAGCGCCGGAATCAACGAACGCATTGGTTGTGAAAGTGTCAACCCATGTGGTGCTCGCCTGATTGAGGGCGGCCGTGTAGACGGGCACCTGCGTCTTAAGGTGTGCGATCTGATCCGCCAAGCCTTCGAAGGCCGGGTTAACGTCCGCAGCCTTGATGGGCCCTTGACCGTCGCTCGGGATCGTAATCGATGCCGGATTGTTCGTTTCGTCGCCCGTGTAGGTAGACATTAGGTTCCTCCGTCCCAGTATCGGGCCGTGCTAAGGCGAGCCGGGACCTGTACCCCGGCCACGTTTTTGGACCAGTGTTTCCATAGGCCATCGGGCATTCCCGTCGCGTCGACCGCGGCCGTGGGGTCGAACGATGCTGGATCGAACGCGATGATGATGTTCACGCACCGGGTGCCAGCGGGCTTCCACGCGCGGACGATGGACTGGATCGAAGCCACCTGCTCAGCTGTGGCTGTCGAGCCCCAGGTCACGTCATTGTCGCCCCACGCCGGCGCATCAGCGTCGCCCCAGCCCGCGCCCTCGGTCCACAACGTCGCAGGGGGGTAGAGGATGACCCAGAAGCGAGACCATTGCGTCGAGGCGCTATCGTCCCAATGCCAATTGGCTTGGGCTATCGAAAACGAGGGCGTGCCGTCGGTCTCGATCGTGTACCAATTGCCACGAGCATCGACCGTGCGGATCATGAGATCGGTGTTGCAATACGCGCGGAGTTGGCCCATCAACGCGAAGGGATTTCCCGCTGTGCGCCAATCGTCCAACCATCGAACCAGGCGTGCGGCGTAGGACTCCGCAGCCTCATTGATGCCGCGGATGATGCGCCGGTCCCGACCGATCGGCCCGAGGGCGTCCTCGGGCGCGCGCTCGGGAAACCGGGCCAGGACGCCCAGGCGCGCACGCTCAGCGAACGCGTCGCACACGAGCATCAATGAGTAAAGCACACGCTCGCCTTCGCCGGTCGTGAGCCACGACGGGGCGATTTTCGAGATGGTGTTGCGGAAGTTCTTCGACATCAGGGGTCCGCCACGAAGGTCACGGTGGAGGCGATGACCCCAAGAGCCGGAACCTGGCCATTTGTCATGGCGGTGTAGCTCGCCGGGATGGACACCGCGATCTTGAACGTATGGTCCGGGAAGGCCGTTCGAATGGTGCTCTCGATCATTTCCTTATACAGGGCGCCCGTCGTAGCGGGCGGGATGATGTCGCCGCCGATCGGCCTCTTGGCGAACATCGTGGCCAGGGCTGCGGCTACGGAAGTCTGGATCTCGAGCGAGGTCTTATTGACCCCTTCGTAGATCCACAGCTGATACGTAACCGCGATGGTCACGTTCGAGGCCGAGAGCACGGTCGGTGTGATACAGAGCGGCGTAGCCCAACGCAGAATGGCAGTCTCGACCACGTCGCGATCGCCGCTCGCCACGGCTCCGCTTGGGCCCGCGAGATAGACCGTGACGTCGCCCGTGTCGCTGTCAGCGTAGACGCGCACGCGGGTCACGGCCGTGGTCCCGGTAAGGGCTGAAGACTTTGCGACGAAGGAATAAGCAGCGGCTGGGCCGTCCGGCGAGAGAGCCCCGACCTTGTCCCGGCATTGCTGCCTAAGAGAATCGTCGGTCTGCTCATCGACCCCGACGGCCGCCGTGGGGTTCGAGCCCGTCACCCCAATGTATCCTGTGACGAGGTCGTCAATCTCGCCCGCGGCAGCGGAGCTATCCGAGCCCGGCTCGTCCGCCACGATGTCGACCGATAGCACCCCGCCGAGGGCCGCGAGATGGCCACCGCTCGAGTTACGGTAGGTTTTGCCGGTGGCCGTGCACTTTACGGTGAGGTCGCCAGGCTCGAAGTCATAGACCCCGCCCCCGGCGTTGGTGAGGTCAAACGTGGTTTCGGCGTAGGCCGCGACCTCGCGATCGACATTGTATATTTGCTTCGCCAGAAGCGTAAGCCAATCGCCGGTGGCGTAGTCCAGGAACCCCGAGCCAACGTAGGCCGAGACCACGCCCTCGAGCGTCGACAGGACCTCGGATAGAACGTGGTAGAGCGAGCGCGTGGGATCCCCGGCCTGCCAAGCGTCTACTGGAAGATTTAAGGCACGCGCTATGCTGAGCGCCGTGGCATAGATCGCAGCCTTGGTTTCCCTGATCAAGAGCGATGCGAGTGAGACGGTCATGTCAGTCCTCCTCTGTGGTGATACCGAGGAGCTCGACGGTGACCTCGTCCACGCTCACTCGGAGCGTGAAAGGCCCTTCGCCGGTCTCGCATGCAATGGAGATGGTGAACGTGGTAGCGGGACCCTCGGTCACGTAGGTCACCGTCGCGCTGACTCCGGTGATTCGTTCGTCCTTGCGGAGCTCGCCACGGATCTGGCCCGGCAGCGAAGCGGCCAAGGATTCGACATTGGCGTTGTCGCCAATCAGCCCGAGAAGGTCGAGCCCAAAGTCCGCCTCTTCCTCGCCTCCGCGGAGAGCCCCCCGCGGCGTGATCAGGCGTCGATACGCCGTCTCCGCCACGAGCAGTGGTCCGCTCGAGAGCCGGCCTGTTTTGAGTGAATCGGTACAGCTGGAGTCGCGGCCAAAATCGGTTGTGGCGCTCATGCGAACACCTTCGACGGCACGGGTGGCATGCCCAGGCCGACGGTCACGGTGGCCTTGACTCCTGTGGTCCCGGCGCCCGCTTGGACTCCGGTCAACGTGAGGGTATCACCCTCTCGGAGCACACGACCCAGGCCGTCGCCAAGGTCGAGACGGTCGGGGGAGAAGCCCGCGCCCTCCGCATCCTCCCACGCCAGAACCGCGGGGCGCGCGGGATCGGAGTCAATGAACCCTACAATGACACGCGAGCCTAGTGAGGCGTCCGCGCGTGCGCCGGCGATGCCCGGGCGGACGTAGACGCGCGCGAGGTCGGGCATCTTGGCGGAGACCCGGACGGGCTGGAGATTCAGTCGCTCGCCCTCTTGGGTAACGATGCGGTATTCGTAGATGCCTCGGAACTTTTCGTTAGGCAGCAGTTGCTCCACAAGGCGGCGAAGTGCTGCAAGGCGCCTCGAGGTGCCCGCGCCAAGGGCGCCCCAGATCGTCGACCTTAGGCCCGTCTTGGGTTCCACCTCATGGCACACGTCCACGGCCTCGAGACCGTCTACGCGGATGCCCGGGAGTATGGTTGCGATGGCGTCCGTGGCGAGCGTGACGGTCCCGCGCGCGGCATCAAACGGGCCGCGGGCGGCCTGGCCAGTGAAGTCCACCGCGGTGCGCCGGCCGAGCTGGGTCACGCCTTTTTCGTCGACGTACCACGCCTCGGGCACGAGTTGCTCCAAGACTCTGCCGGCTGGTGCCTCCGCGCGCGCGAATGCCGGGCCGACCCGGATCGCGTTGTCCATGGTCCCGAGGGTCTCGCCTACGAGCTCCGCCGCGTCCCTGAGGACGGTAAGCAGTTTGACGCCGGCGTCATTGCTGTAGCCCTTCGCCGGAACGGTCCGGCCCCAGCCCCCGGCCCCGCCTACGATGCGGTAGTGCGCGCGGCCCTTAGACGGACCACCAGACAGTACGGTTCCCGAAAGCGTGAGATCTGCGATCTTGAGCTCCGCGCGGCCCGAGACCACAGCGCCATCATCCAGCGACACGTCCGCGAACCAGCAACCCCAGGCGGGGATCTGGACTCGGGCGCGCGTTGTGGCGTGACCCTGTAAGGTTGCGAGGCTCATGCTTTTTCGGCCTGTTTCAAGAGGTCTTCAAGCTCTTTCTTCGCGCGGGCGTTAGGGTCCGGAACCTTATTCTTGGCATTGTGCCAAGCACCCTTCGGGCTACCTCCAGCAGGCTTCGGGATTTTGTACCCGATGAATTTAACCACGACTGTGGCTCCGCCTTTTCCGTCATGGACCTTGCCGCCGATCGTATCGACGACGACGCTCGTGATCCCGAGCTCGGCCAGATCAGGGTGGTAGACGTCCCCGGCTTTGGCTGTTTTGCCCTCGCCCTGGAATGACATCAAGAGAGGGAGGTAGTCGTCCCATTCCGCGTATTCGTCGATGCCCTCGGTCTCGTCCTTGACGAGGTAGAACGAAGCCGAGAAGGCCTGGGCCTTCTTACCCTTTCGGGTGAGCTTAGCGTCGTTCTGCCCGACGCCTTCTTTCACGTCCCAGTGCTGTGCGAGCTCGTGCCCCGAGAGTGTGACCTTGCCAGGGGAGCGGACGCGGGCCAGTTCGATCTTGTCGTAGAGATCTTCGTGGTCGATAGGGTTTACGCCGCTCACGCTGTAGCCCCGCCCAGCTGGCTGAGGTCGCCCTCAATGATTCGCGTGAGGAGTCCGCCAATCCTGGACTCCGCGTCGTCCATTCCCTCGACGCCATAGAAATTGAAGATGGCGCCATCCAGGGACATGCCGGAGCCCTTAGTCTTGCCGCCCTTCGTGGGGGCGCTCGCGGCAGCTGCCGCACCGTCGGGTGAGACCATCGACTCGAGGGACCCCTGGACGCTTGCCGTGGTGTCGTCGACACCCATTTCGAAGCCCTCGCCCGTGGATTGCCCCATGGCCATGAACACCTTCGAAGGGCTGTTGATGTGAAGCAGGGCCTTGGCGGCATCAATGGCGCCCCCGACCACGCCCGTGATAGCGCCTACGACCGCGGCCGCGCCAGCAGAGATGCCATTCGCGAGGCCTTCGATCATGGCCGTGCCGAGCGCCGCGAGCTTGCCACCGAGGCCGGATAAGTAATCCCACACAGCCCCGAACGCCCCGACGATTGCGCCGCCAGCCGCGCCGAATGCAGATGCCGCTTCGCCAATGAGCCAGATCAGGGACGTGATCCCGACATAGACCGCGGCCGCAACAGCAATGATCGGGGCCAGGGCCACCGCGATGGCAACGCCCGCGAGCACGAAGATCGCTCCGATCCCTGCGACCACACCGAGGATGAATCCGCACACGCCGGCAACGGCGTACAGGGCGACCTCGGCCGACTTTACGTGCTGAAGCCCGAAGGCTTCAGAGACGGCGTGCCGGATCTGTTGGAACGCCCTGTAGGCCTTGAGGGCCATGATCACGACCTGAATCATGGCGCCCTCGAAGATCGGAATGAACTTGACGGCGCCATCAATTATGGGCTGGAACAGCGTTTCGAAAAGGAACTTGAGGGTTTTTCCGACGGCCGTGTTCTTGTCAAACATCGCCACGAGTGTGGCCAAGCCCTCGAGAAGCTTTTCGATCTTGAGGCCCCCGAAGAGCGTCGCGATGTTGCCCTTGAGTTTCTCCGCCTGGGCGTCCAGGGAGAGCATTTTCTTGGCGACGATGCCGCCAAACTTCTTCTCGACTTCGGCCGCGAGCGCGGCCGCGCTCTTGGTGCCGGCCTTGAGATCTGCGTTTAGCTTCGCGATGAATTCGGCCGTAGCACCGCCCTCAGTCGCCATCGCAATGGCGCGAAGGGCGTCGGGCATGTCTTTGGCCTTGATGCCCGCAGCCGCGAGCGACTCGGCCATGCCTTGCAGCTTACCGATCGCGAGGCCTGTGGCATTCGCCACCCTAGGGAGGATCGAGGCGATGTCTACTAGGGCCTCCGATGACGCGGCTAATCCTTCGTTCGCTAAGCCAATGCTACGGCGTGTATCCGCGAGCCCGACAGCCCATTTCGCGATCGCGATCGTGCCCGCAATCAATGCCGTCGTAATGATTACTATCGCCGCGGCAATGGCGACATAGGGCCCGGCGGACCCGAGCGCTCCCTTGAACTTTTCGAAGCCCTCTGCGACGTCCCCAAGTTGACCCGCGGTATGCCCTAGGGGGCCGCCCAGTTTCTTGAGTCCGTCGGCCACGCCTTTTAGGTTGCCGCTACCAGCGCCGGCTTGTGCTGCCTGTGCAGCCTTGGCCGCCTCTTTCTGCGCCTTGGCGATGTCTTTTGCCTTGGATTTCTCGGCCTTGATGGCTTCCTTGGCCGCCGTCTTCTCCTCTTTGGCCTTATCTTTTTCGGCCTTGATGGCTTCCTTGGCTGCGGTTTTCGCCTCTTTGGCCTTGTCGTTCTCGGCCTTGATGGCCTCACGAGCAGCAGATTGCTCTGCTTTCGCCGCTGACTTAGCCTCCGCGGTCAAGGCTTTCTTTGCGTCGGTCAGGCCTTTCACACCATCGGCCGCGGATTGCGCCTGTGCTCGGAGGTTCGCTAGCGCCGCACCTTCGGCGTTGACCGCGCCTACGGCGGCCTGTGTGGCCTCAACCGCGGCCGCGTGTTTGGCCGTAAATTCTTCCAACTTACCCGCGGCGCGCCAGAACCCCTTCGCGTCACCCACGGACATTGCCGCGGCCATCTTCTCGCGTTGTGTGTTGGCCGCGGCGGCAAGCTTGTCGACCGCGCGCGCAGCCGCACCGGCCGCGGCTTCGGCGTTGTTGTATGCTGCAACACCAGCCTTTACCGCGGCCGCGGCCGCAGTCGACGCTTCGCCCGCGGCCGTGAGTTTCCCCTCGAGCGCAGCCAGTTGCGCGACGGCCGTGTCGCCTCCGGCCATCCGGGTGGCGATATCGATCGAGTACTGTGTCGAGTCCGCCACGGCGCGCGCCTCACTTCAGAGCGTTACGAATCTTGTGGATCGTGTCGGCCAGATAGAACGCGCCGACGAATTGCTGGGCCTCGTCGGGCTCGTCGGAGGGTGTGATCAGAGACAGAAGGCAGACCGCTAAAACACCGGGGCGATCGGCGGCCTCCGCCATTCTGTCTTTCAGTCTTTTCCCTCGTCCTTGGCCTTACCTTCCGCGAGCTTGTTTGCCGCTACGAAGGCGCTGTCATGGATGCCTGGAAAGGTTTCCCGCATCTGCTTGTAGACGTCGGGCTCGGGGTACACGACGCACACGTCCGCGAGCTCGTCCGCGCCCAGGCCGGGGTCGCTGTTCTTGGATCGCGCTCGGTCCCTGAGGCGCTTGTATTCGATACCCTTGGGCGCGCGAACGATTGCCATCGTCGGGAGTCCGGGCGAGTAGAATGCCACCTCAAGTGAGGTGACCTTGCCCGCGCCGTACTCCTCTTCGAGCGCGTCGAGCGCCTCGAGGTCCTTGGCGTACTGCTCTGCTTTGGCTTGCGCCGCGGCCTCTTTGCGTGCGGCGCGGCGTGCTTCGATTTCGGCAAGTGTCATAGTAGGCAAACCCCGTCTTCTTCGATGCGCATGCAGTTGAGAGGAACTTCAATCTTGTCCGCGTCCGACCCCTCGGCCATGGATGCCGTTCGGCCCACGACACGACATCCCACGATCTTCACCGTATGAATGGCGCTCGACCCGGGGGGCGTGTGCTGGACCATGACGTCAAACCCGGCCAGGGAAAGTCTCTTGTTTTTCGCGGCAAGGGCGAGACGAAAGACCCGCCAGCCGTCCTTATAGAACGTGATGCTGGCTTCGCAGTCGTACTGCCCCGTGGTCCTCTTACTTTTGCGTCCGCCATTGGTTCCGCGGGTCGTGCCCACGTCGACCTTGTCGGACCATTTGAGCTCGGCAATGTCCGAGGTCTTAACGGTCTGACCGCGATAGATTGGGAGCGAGATCGCGACGTCGGCCCACGAGGGAGCTACGCCGTTCAGGTCAGGGAATATTTGAACACCGGCCATAGGTCACCTCAGTGAACGCGAACGCGCGTAGCGATTTTTTCGATTGTGCCCTTGAGTCTAAGATCCAAGACACCGGTCAGGGTCGCACCAGGCACGTCGAACACGTCGGATCGTGAGGCCGTCCATTTGGCGTCGGAGGCCCGGGGGCGACCTTCGGCCGAGTCTCCGAGGAGCTCGATCGCAAGTTGACTGTTGACCTGCTCCTCGAGGACCACGAGGCTCGCCTCTTCGGCCGTGCCGTCATCCTTGAGCACAGGGTCTTGGCCGATGAAATTCTCCGTCCCGGCCTGGACTACACCGCACGCGAGGTTTGCGACGGCCATGTTGTGCGTGCGGCTCAAGAGCGAACCCTCGAGCGCGCGCGTGAGCGAAAGGGCCACGAAGGCGCCCTCGTCATTGGCGTAAGTTCGAAGGCAAGAGAACCTACCCGCCAAGGCCCCGCCGTCGGAGCGTTCGTCGAATTCCACGACCTCGTCGCCGTCGACGTCCTCGAGGTCCCAACCTTCGAGCTTGCCGTCAGACTTGCGGTAGGAAGCGATCGAGAGATCGTTCTTGTATTCGCGGAGGGAGATGGCCCACGCCGCGGGGCGGCGGAAGCGCCAAGCAGTAATAGGGGACTTCTTGCGTGCTCTGCCGAGGCCGAGATCCAGGCGGGGCTCGTCGTCCACAGCGCTGAACATGGTGTCCATTGCCGTGACCCATGCGGGCATGGTCTCGCCGGCCACGCACGTGACGTTGTGGGCGCCTATGACTTCGGCGGCGAGGTCGGTGGTGTTGAACGTGATCACGGTCGCACTAAGGGCCGCGATGGCACCGGAAACGTTATTCGAGGCGGTGCCCGTGATCGTCACGGTGTCCCCAACGCGGAAGCCGTCAGCGAGCCACGAGCCTGCGGTCCGGGTGATCGTGTCGCCCGTGGCGCCAACTTCCGCGAACGTGAGGCCAGCGGAGCCGACGATAGTACAACCTGCAACGGGACCCTCTGCCGCTAGGTCCGTAGTGCCGAGCGTGATCACGGTCGCGGTGAGCGAAGCGATTGGCCCCGTTACGTTGTTAGACACGGAACCGGCCACGGTGATGACGTCGCCTACGGCGAAGCCTTCGGCCACGAACGACCCGGTGGACCGCGTGATCGTGTCGCCAGTTCCACCCACCTCGGCAAACGTGAGGTTCGGCGCGCCGAGCATCGACTTCTGCACGTGCGCCAAGGCGCCCTGGGGGAGCCTGTCCCGGACCTGGGCGCGAGCGACGATGAAACGTTCGTTCGCGGTGTCGAAGGCGTTGGCCTCGACCACCAGATTGTCCGCGTCAACTTTTGCGGTCATGTCGCCAATGAGGAGCCAGCTACGGCTTTGCTTCTGTTGCGCTGCCAGCGCGACGCGAGCAGCCGTGAGCCCCGCGGCGTCCCACTTCGGGGCCGTGGTCTTGAAGGTGTAGACGTCGCCCACGGCAAGCGTTCCGACCGTGAAGGTCAGGCTCACGCCCACATAAGGAATGGTATACGACACTGCGGTTCCGAGGCGGATTCGCTTCGAGGTGAAGCCGCCGTCGAGACTTAGGTCACCCGTGATAACGTCCGTACCCACGGTTCCAGCGTCGACCACAGTAAATGAGCCTTCGACCTCATCAAGCGCTCCGTACGCACCAGCCACCGCTGCGATCACGGACGAGCCAGTGACCCCGGTGTTATTCTGCCGACCGACTGCTCCGACCGTGACAATCGGAACACCTA